AGACCTAACGGTTCTAGCCAACAAGCTCGACGAAATTCTTGATGGAGGTAGTTATCGAGTCACTCCGACAGCTAGAAAGGAGGCAACCAAGGTTTCTCAGCTCATCGACCAATCCAAACAGTTAGTCGCTAAATCAATCTCAGACATCACACCATGACTATTGAAAAACAAACAGAGTTTCTTCGTTTAGTTAACAACGAGCCTCTTGTCCTGGTCGTTTCTGCGCTTTCTGACTTCCTGTGGGATGACTTCGTACGAGAAACAAGGCCCTCGGTGACTTATCTGATCAACCGTTACGACTTCGTTGAACTATCTCGTTTCGGTAAAGAGTTATTTGATTATCTATACAACGGTGAGGTAACCACGCCGCTGATCACTTTCGATGCTCTTGAGACTTACTTCCGCCAGAAACAAAACGGATCACAAATAAGTTTTCCCGAAGGCTACAAACCTGAGAATGCTCTTTGGTACGCGTTGTTCACAGATATTGTGAATGCACCGGCTTGGGAATATCTAATCCATCTGTCTCTCGGAGACCAATTTACAGCTGGTAACAATGCTGTAAATGTTCTGAATGAGGTTAGTGAGCTCCTTGAGGACTACATCGAAAGCAACAAAATTGATGTGGAGCTAATCACCACGGGGGGAGAGCAGCTTAAAAAACTGCGTGAAGAGTTCATCAAAGCTAAAGAACAAGGCGACGATGAGAAAGCCGCTGAACTTCGAAAGAAAGGAAAGGAACTCGGTTCGAAGATCGAAAACTCAATCGATAAAGTAAGAACCGAACTTCAGAATGAACTATCCAAGGCTTTAGATCAAGTTCAGAAAGAAGCTGAAAATTTAAAAGATGCCATGGAGTCTCTCGCTGGTAATCAGGAGGGCTCCGGTATGCATGCTGACGATCTGCAGGCCAAGAAAAAACTTGCTCGGAAACTCTCGAATAACCCAAGCCTTAAGCAGTTCATCCAAAAGCTAGGAGCTCTGCGCCGCGCTTGGAACGACCGTAAACGAGCAAAACGAGCTGAGTCCAATTACAGCGACATCGTTGGCGCTTGTTTTACTGACGACGTTATCCATACGTTTCCATCAGAGTTAGCACTCGCCGCAACCGACAAGGGTAAGGCTCTCTTCGCTCTTAAATACGCTCAGAAAACTCTACTGACAAAGAACTACGAAGCCAAGATCAAAGATATTGCTAAGGGTCCCGTCGTTTTGTATGTCGATATCAGCGGTTCTATGGCGGGAGCAGCAGAGCTGTGGAGTAAAGCAATTGCGTACACAGTGGCTGAGGAATGCCTTAAGGAAAAACGGGATGTACAGATACATCTGTTCGATACAAAGATACAAAAGAGTGTCAACCTTCTTGCAGGAGAACCCACTAACGCAGAAGAGCTTCTGAACTTCATCCTTACTTGGGTCACTCATGGAGGTACATCTTTCGCAGAAGTAATCAACCACGCTCTAACAAAGGCTTCTATCGACTACAAAGCGGATGTTCTTCTGATAACCGATGGAGACGCGTGCGTTCCCGATCCCTTCATACGCCGGATCAACAAATTCAAAGAAGAGCGTGACCTGCAGTGGAGTAGCTTCTGCATCGGCACAAAGTCAAGTACCCTGAAACAGTTCAGTGACTGTGTGCGCCTGGTGGACATTACGAACGACCCTTCGAACGTGTCTATCTTTCAGGACGCGTTACGTTGAATTGATTCTAGGAACCCTCTCTTCGATCCTCATGCTCAACAAACAACAAGAGGACAGTAGAACGATACAGGAAATTATAGAGTTTTATGAAACAGAAGTCGCAAGCCTTGCTCTTCAAGTAAAACTAGGCGACCTTCGTCTCGGGGATAATGGAAGTATCGAAGTCTGCAATAAGATCTTCAAAGGGAAACCCTATTGGCGAAAGGTCAATACAGATGGAACGCTTGGCGATTAGCCACGAGATCTCAAGGATACTGACCGAATACAGCCCATTTACAACCAGATTCGAACTCGAGAACTGGATCCAAGACCAACTTGAATGGTGTTTCGACGGACTCGAGTGTTCGAGCGTCGAGAACAACATTAAATATCAGGGAGCTTACATAAAATTTTTAAGAGACACCAGACTGTTTAATCTCACAAAGCTTACAGATAACTCCGAGTTATTAGAATGCTCCTTGCCACTGAGAAGCTTTCTCATAGAAAACTATGGAGTGGACACATGGGAAAACGAAGACAGCGGCTTAAGGTTCGCTAGCTGCGATTTCGAATTAATGGCTATGCAGCTCACAGAGATCATAATTGATTGGTGTGCGCATATAGAGTTCATCAACACGGTCGAGGGTCGCCAGGAACACTGGAAAAAACGAAGAGAACCTTAAAAACCCAGGCGGTCACTTGCATTTCACAAGAAGGATTGTAAGCTCAGACCGCATCATTATGCATCTCACATGAAATTGCTCTTCAAGGTTGGCGAAACTAGTCTCGACTCAACCGAGGCAAGTGCCCTCATCAACGCTGCTTCTGAATCCAATGAAGTAATCGTTGATCTGGCGGACCACGTTGACTTCAGCAAGCTTGACGCCTCGAAGCTTTTCGCATTGAGTGTCGAATCTAAGAATCCTAAACTGGCTTCTCTTGCAGCCAAAGTAGCTATTGAGGGTTTCCCTCAGCAAAAATCTCGGAAGCCACGGGCTCCGATGATGCGGATCACTCAGATCCAACAAAACAAAAGCCACTTTGTGAGTAACGAGCAGGCTATTGAAGAGCTGTGCTCTCAAAAAAGCCTTAAGTCAATTGGGGCAGCCATGATCCTCAACGCACTTAAAAAAGGGAACCGGATGACCTTGCGGCAGATTGCGGTTAATGCTGTAAACGAGCTGGCTTTCCGAGGCGAGGTCTCCGCTGACTCCGCTTGCTTCCGTGGTTTCGCTCAAGATGCTGACGGGAATCTCAAACCAATTCTCGTTAAAGCGGGCGAAAGCAAAGCAGAGGCCTACCACGCGTCGCCTATGTACGTGGCCCTCCGAGAAGGACTGACTCAACTCGCGACTTGGGGAATGGTCGAAACTCACGAAACCACTGAGTTTGGGTCGAAAGAGCGGGAACTAGACGCAAACGCGAATCTGCTTCGCCGAGTGGTCTATCAAGTCGAGCTGACTGATTCAGGTCTGAAGACGGCTAAACTCTGGAGCGACGTGACTGATTTCATCAGTCGCCGTTGGTCAGAGCGGGTGAGGACTAAAGCTCAGTTCGTCTCTGCTGCTTGAGTTTGTGACAGGGGTGCCTCGAGCACCCCTTCTCGTATAAACCATGAAAATCTTTCTCGCATCAGACCAAGACCAGTTCAAGCAAGCTTTAAACGAATTAAATCAAATCCCAAAACTCTGCCTTGACTTCGAGACCACGGGGCTTGATGCTCGAGTAGCCAAACCTCGCCTTCTTCAGCTATGCAGCACTGATGACAAAATCGAGGACAGGACCGTTTATGTTCTCGATTTTTTCAAGATCCCATCTATCGAAGGCCTAAAGGAATTGATCGAGTCGAGGGAGATGCTCCTCGGTCATAACCTGAATTTTGACCTTCAGTTTCTACTCGGACTGGGGATCGACTTTAAGGGAAAAATCTTCGACACATTCATAGCTGAGAAGTGTCTTAGAGCAGGTTTTAAGGAGAAGAAAATCTCGCCGAAAGCAAAAACGCCCTACTTTGCAGATGTTTCGTGTTCGTTAAAAGCTGTCGTAGAGAGACGCCTAGAGCTAGACATGTCTAAGGAGCAGCAAGTTAGTGACTGGAGCAAAGAGAACTTAGATGCTGAACAGATTGAATACGCAGCAAAGGACGTCGACCTCCTTCCTGCTGTGGCTGCGGATCAACTGAAAGAATTAGTTGAGGAGTGCTTAGTAGACGTCTATGGTCTCGAATCAAAGTGCATCCGCCCAGTGGCACTGATGTGCCATAGGGGGTTTAATGTAGACGTTGCTAAGCTAGTGGCACTGAAAGAGACCATTACTGAAGAACTAGATGAGATTACTGTAGAGTTTTGCACGGAGCTCGACAAAGCTCTTCCCCCAGAGTTAAAACTTCCACGCAACTTAGATGGAACACTTGCTATCGGAAAACAGCAGCGAAAGCAGTTCAATCCGGGATCTGGTGTGCAGTGCATCAAATGCTTCGAAGCTCTTGGTGTTGAACTACCTATCGCTCCAGCAACAGGCAAACCAACGCTTAATCAAGTCACCCTCTCGGAGTTCGACAGCGACGACAAATACCTGAACCTCTATCGAAAGCGCACCAAGGTAGAAACAAAATTAGAACACGTCGAGAAACTGCTCTCGAACATCAACCCTGTATCCCATAGGATACACAGCGGCTACAACCAGTACGGCGCTAACTCCGGACGATTCACGTCATCCGGGGCAAAAAAGATCACGACTAAAAAAGCTAAAGATCATTTTGCGATCAACGCTCAACAAATTCCACGTGATTATGAATTTAGAGAGTGCTTTATCGCGACCCCAGGTTACGAGCTGATCATCTGCGACTTCAGTCAGATTGAGCTTCGCCTTGGGGCTGAGCTTATCAACATCCCTCAGATGATCAAGGCTTTTCAGGATGGCCACGATCTCCACACGGTGACTGCGAGCCTCATCTATCAGGTCCCGCTGGAAGAAGTAAAAAAACACCAGAGACAGGACGGCAAAACTCTGAACTTCGCCCTTCTTTATGGCATGGGCTTTCGTAAGTACAAAACTTACGCAGCTCAGTCAGGAAAGGTCATATCGCTCTCAGAAGCAAAGGTCGCGCATTCTGCTTTCCACAGGGCTTATCCGCGCCTAAAACAGTGGCATCGAGAACGCGCAGCACTTGTGGAAGATGGTTGGGCTTACGTGCGAACCCCTACAGGACGCAGAAGACTACTGAGTTACGACGACGCTACGATGACTGTCAGCGCAAACACACTTATCCAGGGCGCAGGAGCCGACATCTTAAAGCTGTCCTTAGCGAAGTTGAACGAACATCTTGGAGACGATGCGTTCCTTGTCGCATGTGTGCATGATGAAATTGTATTGGAAGCTAAGAAAGAAAAGGTGTCTGAATACAAAGAGCTACTAGAGGGGTGCATGCTCGAAGCAGCACAGACTATCCTCAAAATCGTTCCTGCAAAAGCAGACGCCAGCACAGGACCCACGTGGGCAGAAAAGTGACGAACACCCCTCAAAAACGCAAAAAACCCGACCCCAAACCTAAATTTCAGGTGGGAGACAGAGTCAAGGAGATTAGAAAGTTTCAGCACAACATTACTAACCAATTCAACCAGACAGCTCACGTCAAACGCTGCCTTGAGATACAGGCAAACACTCGTAAAGGCACTGTGACCAAGGTGTTTATCAAACCGGATAGCCGAGGATCTCGTCTGATCTTTATGGAGGTTCTTTGGGATGGTTTTGCAACGCCCTCAGAGCACGCACAATTTCGGTTAGCACCCCTCGACGGACACGAAGAAGGCTGATAAGTTCAACCGCAACAGATCAAAATCGATGGAAATCGCAAGTCTTCTAAAAAGTACCGATAAGACCATCTTCACAGCTAAAACAGAAGATGGTTTCGTGGGCTGTGTGAGGAAGGATGAATACCTATGCCTTACAACCAACGTGTATGATTCGGTGCTCAAGGCAGCTAACGGAGCGCGGAGTTTAGAAAAGAAACTAAGAGATAACAAAGTAGTCGTGACGCCTGCGAAAGATAAAAAAATTCAAATAACTACCAAAACCACAAAAAAGAAAGTATCGTATTCGGAAAATCTTTACACGCTCACGGAAACCCAGGCGATGCCACTTCTGAGTTTCCAAGAAGTGTGGGTGATCGTCAAAGGAGACGAGTACGTAAGCGACTGTCTAAACAACAGCAAGAAACGTTTAGTTGCTTACACACGAGACAGAAACAGAGCAAAATATTTCACAGATCACGAAAAAGCAAAAATGACTATGAGGGTATTAAAGGGAGTCGTAGGGCCAGGGTTCGACTTAAAGCGATTCTTCATCCAAACAAAGGATTAGACTGCAAAAAAAGATAGGACCATGGCCACGCGGTACGCAGGAGATTTTTTTGGGGTTAGTTTAGCTGGAGATGAGCCTACAGAATCTCAGTTGTTCAAGTACTACCCCGAACTGAGGGAAGTGTCTAAGGCAAAAGAGAAAACAGCTTACGAAACGTTTAAAGAAGATTTAGCGAGATATAGTTCGCCTAAGACCCCAGAAGCTTTTGGTGGCTTCAGGGAGTTTGAAAAGAAACCAGCAAAGGTGGCCACGCCGCCTGCTTTTGGTGGCGTACCTTCGTTTGAAGTTAACTACTGAGTAACGCCAAAGGAATTATCTTATACTGGAGCCAAAGGCCTCAGTAAACGATGACTGCTACTCGGTATAAAGCCCCCAAAGGTTTCCTTGCCGGAAGCCGTTATGGTCTGAACTTGTTTGATTTATTCAAAGAAGACAGCGAGGGAGAGGGATACTCCTTAAGTGGCTTTGAGGGAATGGCTCCTCAATTCCGCACTCAAAATCTCGAGAAAGGTCGCGGGGGTGTACTGGGATATAAGACATCACCTGCAGCTCCGAAATACTCTCGTGTCTCTGAGTTTTCCTTAGTTCCCGAGCAAAAGGTAGGGCAGGCACCTTCAGTAACTGTTAACGTTGCCGGTGGTCAACAGCAGTTACCCGAAACCCCTAAGCAACAAATTGACTTAGGTCCTTTAGCCGCGAAATACGGTGCTACCGGGCTTTTCGGGCACATGGATTATATAAAAGCGAAAGAGGAAGGATACACAGATGAACAAATCGGTGAGTGGATGCGCACCAACCCAAATCTCGTCAATCCAATCAATCGTCCTGGCGCTGAAGGTGGTCTTTACGAACAGCTCGCTCGAGGTGCAGTCAACACTGCCCAGGGCGTGACTCGCGAATGGTCCGATGCTATGAAGACCTTCCAGCCTCCGGGTGGTGAGCTGGGTGCCACGCAGGTCTTCAGAGAGGCGCGGTCTTACACTGGCGCGCCTCAAATCTCAGCACTCTTTGGCCAGGATCCAACTTACTTCGGCGCGGAAGACTTAAAAGCTGCGCGGATGTCTGGTTACGACGACCAGGCCATTAGAAACTTTTTAGAGAAAAATATCAGTCTGCTTCGCGGAGAGAATGTGCCTGGTGGTTCTTCGGAACTCGGTCAGCTAACTGCTTCCTTCAAGCAGCCCGAGCCTCAAGCTCCTGCACCTTCGAGCTCCGGCGGTAGTTCAACCAATATTGGCTTAGGGGCCACGGTAGAAGGCAACCCTGAAGGAGCAAACTGGTTCGGTGGCGCTGATGTCGCTCAAGCACAGGCTGCAGGTCGCTCTGCTTCCGATATCTTTAAAGCGTTCCAAGAATACTCTGCCCAGGGTAAAACCCGAGGCCCTAACGCACCTGGAGGTTCCGAGTATGAAAAGTGGAAAGCTCTTGCTGGCGCTTAAACGTCGTTTGTGGGTATGGCGTACGCTATGCCCACTTTTAACAGCTCCCGCTTGGAACGTTGAGTTGCTGCTAAAACAGGCTGCAGAGTGGCAGCCAAATGACGTTTATTAAATATTGCCTGATTCTCGAAAGAGGCAATCAAGAAACGGCAATCGATTTAACGGCAAACGATGGCAGCCACGCGCAGGCACAGGCTGCGGATATTGCTCGGGCTCTTAAGGCGGATGCTTTCTCACTGACCTACGAACAAATAAGCCCTTGCGCGTTGAGCGAGTTGTTCCGGAGGTTGGCTTACAGCGATTTTCCGAAAAGACAATGCTGCCCCTGGGAAGGGAGTTACACGAACGGAACACCTGCCGTGTACGCCCTGAAGAAAAGGTATTATGTGCGCAGGCTAGTACAAGATTACTTGGATATAGGTAAGGATGTATACGTAATGAACAGTTGCAAACGAAAGAACTGCATAAACCCATTCCACAATTCTTACAAGAACATGAAGGCGTCCAAAACCACTGGCGCAGATAGGGATTTGGCTTTAGCCTTCGCAAGCCAGGGTGTCCCCGTCAAGGAGATCGCCAAGGCGCTTAAAGTCCACACCTCAACGGTATACCGAATCCTCAAACATGAACGTTTTCATTCTTGGACTCAAAGTTAAGGATGAGCCTATCGAAGATGAGGGCACAGTAAACATCAATGCTGTTGCACTGCCCTCAAGCGACAAGAAGACAGAGACTCGAATCTCTCTCGTTCAAAAAGCCGACCACTACGTGGGAAAACTTTTAAAAGAACTGAAGGAAAACGAGACCTTTTTGGCTATCGGTCCAACCAAAGCCGACCCCGATGGGCTGCTGAAAATGCAGCCAATCCTGATTGTCCGCAAAGACAACTGGGATGATCTCCTTGCTGTAAATCTTTTCCTCGCCACAGGTGGACTCGGTCCTAAAGCTGAGGAGACTCAGTTGGGGGACGCAACGGTCACAAATCGTTCTATCGCCTGGCGCGAAGAAGAACAGGAAACTACTTGGATGAAACTCAGCTGCTGGAATGAACTTTCTGGTCAGCTGGCTGAACTTCCTCCCGGCACACCGACTATCGCGGTAGGTCGTGTAAGCACCTCGGAGAAAGAGGAGAAGAAGTTTATTAACTACGGAGTAGACAAAATCGTCTACCTTCCTAGAACACAAAAAACTACTCCCAAAAAAGCTGCCGATCCTGAAAAGGGTCGAGTATCTACTGCTGCTCTCGGTTCACTGGATTTTTCTCTCTGATTCGTCATGGTTTTTATCGCAGGCAAATTTTCGGCTGATGAAATTCTCTGCCAGGTTCCACCGCACACGCTGCGGATCGATCTTCAAGCACGCCGTTGGAAGTCCGACACTGACTCTGAGGCGGCCATCGTGGACAGTAATGACAATGGGATTCCCATCGAGTTTGTACTTCTTGGGTTCACGCCGTTTTTTGGCAACCTTGGCATGCGTTCGCATGAAGAGTTTATTCGGATTAGTTATATCGGTGTCTCACCTTCTCATCGTCTTCTTCCTCCACGCTGCGTCTGCACTAGCATCGTCAGCGGTAAGTCGAGCCAGAAGAACTTTATTTCGTACTTCCAGACGCTCTACAACAACCGCATCAATGTTGGTGAGGTGATCACGAGCACCAAGTTTGTGCAAAAATCCTTCACTGAGAGGGATCCTGTCACTGGCGCTGACGGTGCGAAAATCAACTACAACGCTTTGGAGTTCAAAGATCGTCCCACTCAAAACGAAGACGAGAAAAAACTCATCGAGGATATTTCGAACTGGTTGGAAACCGATGGAGGAGAGCTGGTATCAGCTGCACTTCGTTCTCATATCCCCGGTGCGAATTTGGTTGAGCTTCCTCTGGGAGAAGATCACGCGGCTCTGAAAGCTTCGTTTATGGAAGCAAACCCTCGCAGACTCGAAGGAGAAGCACCCGCGACGCTTCAGTCTCTTCCTCCATCCGCAGGCGAACCTAAGAAGGCCAAAGCTGAACCCCCTTCTGCCGACAAGAAAGCGGAACCGAAGGAACTAACCGAAGACCAAAAAGCTGCCCTCAAAGCCGCTGGTCTAGAGTTCTGAGTCCCTCACTACCGCATCCACGGGGAGGCGTTTCAGCCTTCCCTTTTTTTTGCCTACATGCTGATCAAATCACCAAAACAAGGGAGGTCGACATCATTTGTAATACACCACTTGATGATGTTTTCCAGCAACGCGCCTCGAATTAAATAGTTGGCGTAGACTATGCTCAGCGCTTCAGCTACATCTTCGGTCTCTAGTTCCTTCAAAGAATCTTGAAACCTACGAAGCGCAAAATCCTGCTCAAGAGTCATGTAAGTTCTGAGCTTCTTGACCATATCATCCGTGCCCATGTCGTTCTACCAGGTCCCTAAATTTATTTTCGACCCCATCGGGAGGTCGGGCTTGTGTTATGGGAATATTTTACTCCCGGCTGACTTTACGGGAGGGCTCAAAAAACAAGTAGAGAAGTATCAAAACAACTGTGTCACCACAAACGAAGACCTAGATAACCTCGAAGACCCCAACTGGTGGGAACTCCAGAGAGACCAGTTCGATTGGATTATCGCCATCACGCAAGGATTAGGCGACAAGACAAACTGGATACTTGAGTACGGATTAGACGTTGCTAAGCACGGTGTAGTCGTTCTTGACAGACTAACTCTGCTGGAGCCCACGCGGAAGAGAGAATCGTTTCTTAAGGAAAGTAATCTTATAAACCTAAAGATTCTCAGTCCAAGGCCGTCATTTCGTGCGGATAACAAACAACTAAAAGACTCTGTGACGTCTGCGTGGTTTGTGTTCTACCCCATAGGAGCAGCGCCTACTAATACAACTATTGAATACGAAGTAGGCTGGCAGCAACCAAAAATTTTAGTCCCGTGAGCAAGCAGCTCCTTCACAAACTCGATCAAATCAGCGAGCTCTTGAAGCAGCAAAACAATAAGCTCGACAAGGTCACAGCACTCTTGACCGGCAACCAATTACTAACGGAATGCGTGGACTTCCAAGGTAAGCCACGGGGGCCTGAGGAGTGCGCTGACATCGTTTTAGAAGGGTTCTCGGCTGCTCTCTGCCTAATGTCAGAGATAGATCAGAGGAATCGAGAATATCAATATCAAAAACAAGAGTTCTTCATTGATACAGAGGATGATGATGAGGAGGATGAAGGCGTGAGTGAGATTAACGAAATTTTCTGACGAACCAAGCAGTGTCTAACACCCGAGTAACAGTAAATGGTTTACGACACTACGTTTGTAACGGAGTACCGAAGCCACTTCCATCAGTAACTTCAATCCTGAGTGCCACGCAGTCTGAGGCTACGAGAAAGAAACTTGCGCATTGGAATAAATTAAACCCAGGAGGTGCTGAACAAGCTGCCGAACGAGGCACCTGGATTCACAACAGCGTTGAAAACTATTTACGTGGTTTGCGAGTTGTCCCGCCAGAGCAGTACAGGCTTTACTGGGAAGGGATGCCAGATCTGCTCGACAGTCTGTTAGCTGACGGTCGAGTTCTTTGGTCTGAAAAACCCTTTAACCAGCCCAGTTGGTCAAAGTACGTTGGCGACGACGGGGTAGGGAGAATCCACTACTACGACGAGAAAACAGGGCACGGCTACGCCGGATGCTGTGACCTCATTTACATGGACCGTAACGCGGACATAATTCTCGCCGATTTCAAGACCAGTAACGGGCCTTACTCAGCTAGATTCCCCAAGAAGGACCAAAACCTCGACGAAAAAACCAAGAAAGCGCTGATATCAGGCGTTTTCAAAACTAAAAAGACAAGGCTCCAACTGGCTGCCTACAAAGCCGCAGCAGAAGCTTGCCTCGGAATTAAAATAAAAAAGACTCAGATTATTGTCACTACAGCGATTAAAGAATTCAACACTCAAGTTTTCACCTTTAACGAAGAAGACGTAGAGAAAGATGAAGCAAACTGGTTTGAAGTCGTAAAACAGTATTACGACAACCTAAATGCTTTACCTTAAACAAAGTTGGTGACAAAATAACTAAATTCAACGACGAACGGTAACGAGAAGTTAATAGTCTCTTAAGTTTCTAGCCTTGGCTTTTCAGCGCACTAGCGCCATAATACACGTCATTCCGTGAGTTCCATGAAGTTCGTTTGCTCAATCAACTCTGTAGTCGCTAAGCACGTTGATGCGATTACAGGCAAGATTGAAGCAAAAGGTAACTTCACGTCTTTTAACGAAAACTGGGAGGCTCTCGAGCTGACCACGGGGGAACTGGGCGTTCATTTAGGGAAGCAGAGCGGCCTATGCGCTTGGCACCTACACGAAGGCAAACGAAAAGCGAATAGAACAGGTGTAATCAAAGCGGGCTTAATAATCGTAGATATCGATAACCAAGCGGATCATAAAGACAAGGACGGTAATAAAGTTCAAAAGCAAGAGCTAACTGTTGAGGAAGCTCTCGAATTAGATATTTGTAAAAAGTATCTGACTCTTGCCTATTACTCACCCTCTACTGCTGAAAATTGGCCTCGCTTTCGACTGGTCTTTGGCTTAGAGAAACCCATCATCAACGCTGACTTTTATCAGTGGTTTTCAAAAGAAATTTATAAACAAATTCCTGGCTCTGACGTCCGAGCAACCACGATCCCCAATCTGTTTTACGGACCAAAAAGTGAGGCAGAAATCATCTGCGCACCAGGACGGTTCATACCCAGCGCGAAAACCGACGATGCTCTTAGGTACTTCGCCACGCTGCCAACGTGGGCTCCGGACCAAGGAGACGAAGCTATCGAGATACTTAAAAGTGCCGAAGTTTCTCCCAGGGGTGTTGATCTAACCGCGCTCGTTTCGCACACAGTCCGGTCTGTGCTCGACGGTGAAGAAGTTCTTGACCGGAGCTCCACGATGGCCTCGGTTGCCAAGGAGCTTGTTGGCTGGGTCAACTGGCTCAAGGAACGCAAAATTGCTGTACGCGTCTCACCCTTGACAACAGCACAGGATGCGTTCTATAACATCTATGAGTACCATCACGACGAAAATGGCAAGTTCTACCGGATCCTTTCCTCCGTAAGGGATACAGCCAGCCTTCTGCCTGCAATCTCGCTCGCATCAGAGCTCGGCCCTCTTGCTATCTGGAAGAAAGTAAAGTCGGTAAGCCGGTCGACGTTTGACCGATACGCCACGGACGACGAGAAAGAAAAACTCGCCTCCGCCCGAAAGAAGCAGATCAACTCGGTGCTGGACGCATCGATTTTTGATCTCGCAACTCCTTCACCTGAAGGGGACACATCAAATCACATTCAATCACAACCAGCACAAGTGAAAACTCCAAACTCACCGAAGGAGCTCGTAGACCTTCAAGGCGGCGGCGCCTCTAGCCAGAAGGTCACCGAGAATACAATCGCCGACACCCTGATTAACAACCTCGGTGGCAACCTCCTTTACGACAACACTCTCGACCAGTTCTATAGATACGATTCCGATTTGGGGGTCTGGTACCTATACGATGAACAACACACACGCCTATATATCACTGACTGCCTTGATATCGTTGTAAAGGCGGGACTGCTGTCGCGTTACACAGCTGCCACTGTATCGAGCATTTATCAGCTGCTCAAACCCAAACTCCTCAAATCCGTACGTAACGGACGCGAAAGCATCTGGACTACGTCGAAAAACGTCGTCGCTTTCAGCAACGGAGTTTTAGAGCTCAAAACGCTTGAGTTTAAAGAAGGCCTTCACAAAGATCTTTACCTGCGACACAAACTGGGGTATGAGTACGTGGAGAACTCCTCGTGCCCTAAGTTCCTGACATGGCTTAAAAAGGCTCTCGATCCCGGTCAAGACATTCTGATCCAGGCTTTCTGCCGAGCGATCCTTACTGGTTACACCTCCGGCGAGCGTTTCCTACACCTGGTAGGTCCCGGTGGCACTGGTAAGTCCACGATGCAACAACTGCTGGTTGCTCTTGCTGGCTTTCACTCAACCCATACCTCGAGCCTGCAGACCCTTCATGACAATCAATTCGAGACATTCAACCTGATCGGTAAGAGGTTGTTGCTCCTTACTGATGAAAGCAACTACAACAAACGGATGGATACGCTGAAAAAGCTGACCTCCGCATCCGATACGCTCCGCGCAGAGCGTAAGTACGGAAAAGAGATCATTAACTTCAAACCCGAATGTCTGGTCTGTATCGCCAGTAACGAACACATTTCGTCTAGCGATTCGACGAGTGGTCTTGAGCGTAGGCGGCTCACGATTGTGATGGACAAGGTCGTTCCGGCCAGCAGCCGCAAAGAACTAATCAGCGTCCACGATGATCGGATCGAAGGGGAGTTTGTCCCTGAACTCAGCGGTATTGTGAGCTGGGCGCTCAAAATGACTCACGAAGAGATGCGTGACGTTCTTGCAAACCCCTCTAAGCATGCGCCATCGATCAACAAAACCAACATTGAAGCTCTTGTCTTCAACAGTCAATTTGCTGCTTGGCTTGCTGATTGCACTCTCTACGCACCCAACTCCATAACCCCAATCGGTCGAGGTGCTCTCACTCCGAACACAGACGAAAAAGAAAAAGGCTGGTTCGTATCCAACGCATACGGTGCTTTATACCCGAGCTACGTCAACTTTTGTAAGGCATGCCAGTACAAACCAGCGGCAAAGCCACGCTTCGTAGAGCGTACTCGCGAGGTGCTCACAAACATGCTTAAGGTTCCCGGCATTGAGCTGGTACTAAATGACGGGATTCCGTCCTTAAAAGGGCTGCGTCTTAAAGCATTTGACCTAAACTCCGACAGGGCATCTAAAGGTCCCGAGCGCCTACCTTCACCTGTTGAGTTTGCTCAGGACCCCACAACTACTAAATGGGAAGCCGCTTTCAAAAAACATGACCCAGAGCCTGAATCGTAATTTTGTCCTAGCGTCTCTTGCCACGCTTGGCATTGGATGCGCTACTGCAGTCAACGCGCCTGATTTTCTGGGTGCTTCATTCGCTTTCGGCGGTGGCTTGCTCGGGGGAGCCAGCATCGCTAACGACCGTGCGCGTCGTAGAGACTTCCAGTCGAGGCAAAGCGAGCGCGTGACCTCAACGTTTGCAGCGCTCTATGAGTTGAATCGAGGTGTACTAGATCCCGTACAACTCAGCTTCATGGCAAACATTCCTCTCGATCAAGCCCATGGGTTCCTGACCAATGTGGCTGAGAATACTGGAGGACAGAAGGTCCCGACTAAATCCAATAACGGCGTGCTTTTTACGTTCCCTCACTCACAAAATGCTCTTGATGAGCTTTCTAAAAATGCGGAGAACTGGGCTAAAGCTCAGACTCAGCAACTTCAGGAGCAGCTTGAAAAACAGCAGAAAGTTCTGCAGCTGATGCAACTTCGTCAGACTGCTGCTCAACAACAAGCAGCCCTTAACACAGATCCTGACCCTTGGATGGCCACGGGGCAGCCGGGTCTTTGACCTAGC